GGCTGTTTTTCGCGTTTGACAATCCGGTGCCCGAAGACAGGGAGCAGACGCGGAAGGACATCGACACCTACGTACAGCGCAAGGTGATGACACCGAACGAGGCGCGGGCGGCAATCAAGCTGGACCCCGTGGAGGGCGGTGACGAGTTCGCCACCGCCCCAGCGGCGGGCGGGCTGCCGCCGGTGGCCCTGGCCGGCCCCGTTACCCGGGAGTCGGTGAAGCGCATGTGGGCCAACTTGCGGAAGCGCGGAGAGGAAATGCCTCTGGAGACGCGAAAGTATCCTGGGGGTTGGTTCATTCTGTCAGACGAGCAGTATGCAGACATGACACGCCGAGGGGTCAACCTTCGGTGCGTCTACGACGGTGGGGTGTCCGGGTTCGGCACCTACACGATGACCGAAGGGGAGGTGACGCCCGTAGCGGCGTCGGGGTTTCGTCGTCACCCATGACCCGTGGGCGGCGGACGACTGCGGCTGTGCTGCCTGCCAGGCCGCCAAGGCCGCCCAGCCACCGTTGACCGCCGACGCAGCCAGGCTCAAGGCCCAGATGGCCGACCTGATAGCCAGGCAGGGCCACGAGGTCGACGGCAACCTGGAGGCCCATATGGCGGACCCCAGCTTGCCGCTGCTGGACGTAGAGAAGTGGACGGGCACCTACGCCGAGACATTGGAGCCGGTGCTGCAGCGGATGCTGCTGGCCGGCTGGCGCGAGGGCCAGCGGCGGCTGGCCGCCGAGCAACGCAAGGCGCTAATCGAGGGATGGGATGTGTTCGATCCGAACGTGCTGACCTGGGCGCAGAACTACCCGCGCGAGTTTGGGGCCAGGGTCAACACGGCCTTCGCCAAGCGGATCACTCAGGTGGTGGCTACCGGGATGTCAGAGGGGCAAGGGCTGCGCGATTTGCGGAAGCGGGTCAACGAGCAGGTATTCAGCGGCACGGCTACCAAGGCCAAGGCGGACACCATCGCCCGGACAGAGGCGAGCCGGGCCTCCAACGCCGGTATCGAGCAGTCGTGGCGCAGCAGCGGCGTCGTGTCGGCCAAGGTGTGGCGGACCACGCCCACCGCCGAGTGGCCCTGCGAATGGTGCCTGGCAATGGAGGGCAAGATAATCGAGCTTGACGCGCCGTTCTTCGAGCAGGGGCAGGAGCTTGAGACGGACGCCGGCAAGATGCGATTCGACTACGAGACCGTAGGCCACCCGCCGCTGCACCCGAACTGCCTCTGCACCGAAGACCCCGTGCTGATTGACGAGGAGCCGGGCTAGTGGTATAATCGAGCACTACATTCAGGAGAGCATTATGAGCCGGACGATGACTGTGCCAGCCGACGCGCCTGTTAGCCCTGGCCGAGACTATTATCCGTGCCCGCACTGCGGATCACGCCGGACGCTCTGGCAGCCACCAGAAGCGGGCGACGGCGACAGCACGCCGGCATACTCCTGTATGGACTGCGTGGCTTATTTCATCCTGATGGGTCCTAACGAGAGGAGCTAGATGATGGAAACGCGCCCGATTCGGTTCAAGGAAGCAAACGGGACGCTGATTGGCAAGAGCCTAGAGACGGGAAGCCTGCCCGTCTACCGCGACGGGGAATACGTCATCTCCTGCTGGCGTATCCCGTTCTGGAAGCGGCTCAAGGTGCTGTGGAGCGGGCGTGTCTTTCTCGCCGTGCAAGGCCACACTCACGCGCCGCTGTGGGTTGACACGGAAGCTTTTGCCAATCCACCGGGCTAGCGCAGTTTCCGCTTGACTGCTAGCAGCGGGGCTAGTATGATGTGGGCTGCGCCTGATGGGCGATGCCGGGCTGGTTCGGGGTAAAGCTTGCAGGCCGGCCCGGCGCTTTTTTGTGACACCAGCCAGCCAGTATCGTTCTAATACCCCACAAGCCGCAGTATCATCCCACCCGGTTACAGAGCAACAGAGCAACAGAGCATTGCATGGGTTGCTCTGTAAACGCTCGCCCGACCGGCAGAGTTCGGCAGAGTGACGGCTGCGCGGCCGCGGCGGTCTACTGATACGCGACATTTGATACGGGACAAACGCCCATATCACGCCCTATCATGCCCTGTCACGCCCATACCCCGCCTGTATCATTCCGATACGCTTCTGTATTATTTCGATACATTATGCTTGACAGAGCGGGCATTATGGGTGTACGCTATCCTAGCGTGACCTGGAGGCCCGCGTATGAAGTGGCGTATCCCGCTGAAAGCCCTCGCCCCATGCCTACCGCCTGACCTCACCGAAGAGCTACGGTCGTTTGTCCCTGACGACGGGGATGCTATGGTCGTCCGCAAGGCGGCGGCGGATACCAGCACGCCGCTGGGTGACAAGGAGTGCGAGCAGTACGTCAGCACGCGGGACGTGGACCGGGACAGCGAAATCCTTGACCCCATGGGCGCGGTGCTATCCGAGTTCAAGCGCGCGCCCCAGGTGCTCTGGGGTCACAACTATGCACTCCCGCCTATTGGCAGCGACCGGAAGATAGAGGCGGACGAATACGGTATCCGAGCCGTCACGCAGTACGCCGACACTGAGCTGGCGAACGACCTCTGGAGCCTGCGCCGCGACGGGCACCTGAACACGGCCAGCGTGGGCTTCGTCCCGCTGAAGTCCGTTGACAACGGGGCGGAAGGCTGGAGCAAGCTCACCGAGAAGCTGGGCGCCCGCTGGGGCATGGCCCCTGCCAAGTTCGAGCCGGTGCAGCGGGTGTACACCAAGTGGCTATTGCTGGAGCACAGCGACGTATCGGTGCCGGCGAACATCAACGCCCGGACAATCCGGCTGGGCACTGACACGCCGGCGGAGCGTGGGGCACAGCTACAGGAGCTAGTCACCAAGGGCTACGTACACAGCCCCGAGGTCAAGGCGGCCCTGCTGAAGACCGCGGCGGTGCTGATAGGCAAGGCCGAAACATTCAACTGCGAATGTATCGACTGTGGCTTCAAGGCGGAATCCGAGAAGCACTGCGCGGACATCAAGTGCCCGGAGTGCGGGGGCCAGATGCGCCGGGCAGAGCGGCCCGGCCCCGGCCAGGAGAGCGTGGCCCCGGCGACGGAGCCGGCTCGTTCGGTACCGATAGTCGTGCCGGTGGTCCATGTGCTGGAGCAGCCGGCCCAGCCGATCCGCATCATCACGGGTGCGGAAGCCAAACAACGAGAAGCACTCCGCAGCGTCATTGCCGAGCTGCGGGGCGAACTGTAATAGCCTAATCCGCTCTGACACGGAAGGGCAACTGGATGGCAACGAAACCAGAGCGGAGACAGCGCAATGAAGTTCAAGATTCTCGAAGACTTCACGTATGGCGAAGGGGCGGATGCCCTTGAGCTGACGGAAGGCATGGTCGTGGACGCGCCGGCCACCACCGGCAAGGCGTGGGCCGACGCCAAGCAGGCCAAGGAATACGACCCCGCCGCCGAGAAGGCAGCGGCCGAAGCGGACGCCGCGGCCAAGGCCGAGCAGCATGCCGAGCTGAAGGCCGTCGTTATCGAGGCACTCGGCGAAACCACACCCCCCGAAAAAGACCCCGAAGGCAAGGCGGTTATCACCGTCGGCGAGACAGCCGAAGAGAAGCTGGTAGCCCACGGGCTGGCCGGCTACGAGAGCGACGACGCATTCCTCTTGGACGTGGTGAAGCTCGGCAAGCGGGGCTCGCCAACCGAGAAGATGGCCGCCTGGCAGGACGCGGCGCTCAAGGTCACATCTGCGATGATCGAGGGCGACGACGAACAGGGCGGCGTACTGGTACCCGCCGACATGCGGGGCCTCTGGATGCCGCCGGCCTTGGAGGCTGGCTTCAGCATTCCGCGCGCGTTCGGCGTGCCGCTGAAGGGCAACCGCTTGCTGATGCCGGCGCTGGTCGACGCTACCCACGTGGGCAGCTTCTTCGGCGGCGTCAAAATCTACCGGCCTGGCGAGAACCACCAGAAGATCAACAGCAAGCCGAACCTGCGCCAGATCGAGTTGACGCTCCACAAGATGGCCGTGATGGTTCCCGTCAGTGACGAGCTGATCGAGGATTCGCCGATTAGCATGGCGGCGTTCTTGAACAACGTCGTGCCGCAGGCAATCACCTTCCAGCAGGATTGGGATCACCTGTATGGCACCGGGGCCAACATGGCTCTTGGCGCGACGAACCCGGCCAACCCATCCCTGATTGCAGTGGCAATCGAGGCGGCCCAGCCGGCGGCGACCATCGTCTACGAGAACATCGTCAACATGTGGGCGCGGTTCAAGATGGTCAAGCCGGGCAGCTCCTGCTGGGTTGTCGGGCATGACTGTTTCCCCGAGCTGGCGACGATGGCCCTTGCAATGGGCACCGCCGGCGTGGCGGTCTGGATGCCGGCTGGCGGGGCGAGTGGCTTGCCCTACAGTACGCTGGTTGGGCTGCCGGTGATCCTCAGCGAGAAGACGCAGATTCTCGGGACGCAAGGCGACATCTGCCTGATCGACTGGAGCCAATACTACTACGCGCACAAGCCGACGGGGATCCAGACGCAGACCAGTATCCATATCTGGTTTGACTACGACGTGACCGCCTTCCGTTTCGTGCTGCGAAGCGATGGGCAGCCGGCGTGGGCGACTCCGCTGACACCCGCCAACGGCGGGCCGACGCTGAGCCCGTTCGTCGTGCTGGCCGGACGGCCGTAGACATTCGCCATAGGTCGGGGCGGACTTTTGTGGTCCGCCCCGCGACCGGGCGACGGGACTCATGACGGAGTAACGAGATGCCAGGCATGCAGCTTTCAGACGAAGTGGTCATCGTTGACATCCAGGATTTGCTGGACATCGGCGGGACCGACATTCACAACGGCGTGGCGGCGGCGAACTGGGTCGACATGGCCCTGTGCGACCGCATTCTGTTTGTCGTCGAGGTGGGGCCGACGTGGAACGCGGCCGACCAGCTGGACACCCTGCACATCATGCAGGCGAACACGGCGGCTGGCGGCGCGACCAAGGCGCTGCTTCCCGCGGTTAACCTCAACCAGACGGCGGCGAACACCACCGGCGAGCGGTTCGGGCTGGAAGTCACAGCGGCCCACTGTGACACCGAGAACGGGTTCCATTGGGTGCGGCTGGAATGCGGCGAGGTCGGCGACACCGGCGTTGACGAGGTGCGGGCCACGGCCATCTGCTACGGGCGCCGCTACCAGGGCGACAACCTGAGTAACTTTACGCAGCTCGCGTGATCGACTGCGCCTCGTGGTGCGTCTCGCGGCCTGAACCCGCGAGGGAGGGCGGCGAGGGGCACATGTCAGCGCGAGGCGAAGTTCCGTGGGGTGCTCGCCCTGTCGGGCACCCCGCATTTTGAGGAGACGAAGCAATGGGAACGGCCCTAAATACGACGTTCACTATGACGATCAACTCGACCTATTCGGACAACACGACTCCGGCCGCGCCGGCTGGCGGCAGTGCGCTCGGCTCGGTGCCGTCGGACACCATCAACCCGCAGGCGGCAACGCAGTTCACTTTTGGCACCGGGACGAACAAGGCGCAAATCCATTTCCACGGCACGTGGCTGGTGCCCAACGGTGGGCAGACCACCTTCGACCTGTTCGGCGTGCTGGCCGACGTGTTCGGCGACCAGATCGACGGTGCGGAACTCAAGGGCATCTACATCAAGAACAACAACGTGGTGGCCGGCGACCGCGTTGACCTGTTCGGCAACGCGGCGGCTGGCGGGCTGGCTACCTTGGTGTGCCTGGCGCTCGGTGACGCACTCCGGCTGGGGCCGGGCGGGGCGGTGATGATTACCAATCCGATTGATGGCTACGCCATCGCCACCGGCGCGACGGACACACTTGAGATTAGCAACACGACCGGCAACGACATCTCGTGCGACGTGTTTTTCCTCATCGAGTGATGAGGCTGGACGATAACCGACAGCTCGCCTGGGCGGCTTGGCCCCGCCCAGGTACTCTCGAAAGGAGTGAGCTATGCCAATCGCAACCATTCACAGCCGGTGGGAAAACGGGAACCTGGTCCACTACGATTCCCTGACCGGCGCGAGAATCGAAACCATCCCCTGCCAGACACGGCTACCGAACCCGGCACTGGTGCCAAGTGTCATAAGGATGGCACCTGATCTGGCGATGGACCAGGTAGAGCACTTCATGACGCTGAGCGAGGACGAGTGGACGGCCATCCTGACGGACTCCGGGGGTGACGCCGGAGAGGTCCGCGCGCTGACGGACATGCACGGCGGGGTGATGCTCTTCATCACGAACGACGCAGACGAAGACGAGACGGGCATGGAGAGCGACGCCGAAATCTGCGTGGCCGACAACGGGCTTGACAACGATACGTGGTTCATGGTCCGGTTCAAGGTTGACGACGCTGACAAGGTAGAGGTCAACCTGGGCCTGACCGTCACCGACGCGAAGCCTGGCCGGCACCACGCGGCGGGTGGTGGGGTTACTGACGGCGTGTACATCTGGAGCCCGCACAATACCGACGTGCTGTATGGCAGCTGCACGAACGGCGGGGCGTCTACGGACACGATAATCGGGGCGCTCGGTAACGCGGTCTGGATTACCGCTGGCTTCCACTTTGACGACAGCGCGAACAGCGTACAGTTCAACGTCAACGGCGTGGACGTGGGCTTGCCCTGCACAACGAACACGCCGGCGGCTGACGAGCTGGGTATCATGCTTGCGGTGCAGACCGGCGAATTGGTCGCCCACTCCATGTGGGTCGACTGGTATCGGCTGATTTCCGAGGTCTAAGAAAGGAGGCGGCCGATGGCGAAGCTGAGTTTGAATAGCAAGTGGGACCGAGGCAGCCTGCGATTCTATGACGTGCAGACGCAGGCGAACGTGCATACCCTGTTCACCGACCACCTCGCGCCGGCGTTCCTTGACCACCTGGTAGCTAGTGCCGTGCGCGGGGCACCGGACTTCCTGATGGACAAGGTAGAGCATTTCATGTTCTTGCCAGAGGACGAGTGGACAAACAGCGCGACGGGCGCGGGTACGTCGGTGCTGACAGATGCGCACGGTGGCATACTGCTGATGTCGCCGGCGGCGGCGGACGAAGACGAAGAGGTGATGGCCCACGACTCCTGTAGCGTCGTACCAGGCACCCACGACTTCTGGTTCCTGGCAAGCTTTGAGGTTGACGACGCGGACAAGGTGGAAATCAACATCGGCCTGATGATAGCCGACGCCAAGGTAGGCAAGCATCACACCGCGGCTGGCGGGGTGAACGATGGCATCTACCTCAACTCGCCATTCAACACGGCGGCGCTGAACGGCATCTGCACAGTAGGCGCGGCGGATACTCCGGTGGCCCTTACCGGGCTGGCGAACACCACGCGGACGACGGTCGGCTTCCACTACAACGCGGGGGCGGTGCCGTCGGTGACGTTCGTGCAGGACGGCGTACAGAGTGCGGCGGTGACAACCAACATCCCGGCGGCGGTGCCATTGCAGGTGACGCTGGCGGTGCAGGAGGGCGAGGCGGTACTGCACACGATGTCCGTTGACTGGTATCGCCTGCTGGTGCAGGTTTAAGGAGTTGACAATGGACAAGGTACTTCCCGAATGCAGCGTGTGCGGGACGCCGACAAACCTGAGCATCAACGGCGTGCCGGTGTGCTATGACTGCTATCAGGCGGACGGCGTGCCGGCGGCCGCCAAGCCGAAGCCGAAGCCGAAGCGCAAGCGGAAGGCAAAGGAGTAGATAATGGGCGCATCAGGCCACCGAATGATAGCGGGCGGCAACAGCGTCGTGGCCCTAGCCATCACGCCGGAGCCGCTGGTTGACAACCCCACGCCCTGCGTAATGGTCTGGGTGGGCGCTCCGCACGA